TCAGTAAAGATGTATATTTAACAGGAAAGATTACTGCTACTAGTGGATTTATAGGAGATAATGACGCGGGGTGGGAAATTGGTTCTAATTATTTAAAAAATGTAGGAAATACATCTTTTATTGGTATAGGTAGTGGTGGATACAATAGTAGCAATCAATATGTATGGCTAGGAGCAGCTGCGTCTGGTGGAAGTACAGTTGGGAAATTTTCTCTCGGAGATAAATTAACGTGGGATGGCTCTAATCTTTACGTTAAAGGACAATTAATATTAACAAATGGAGATAGTGTTGGAGCAGGTATAACATGGAAAGGTACTTATAACGCTGGTGTAGCCTATGTTAAGAATGATGCAGTAGTATATCAGAGTGCTAGTTATATAGCTTTGCAATCAACAACAGGCAATACTCCTAGTTCAGGCTCAAGTTATTGGGATTTATTAGCAGACCAGGGAGCTACAGGACAACAAGGGAACGATGGAGCACCTGGGAATAATGGCTCTCCTGGCTCAGATGGTCATGTATACAAACAATTTTATGTATATAAGAATGGTAGTTCAGCTCCATCTACTCCTTCAAATGGCTCAGTTAATAGTAGTGCAGTAATGACTCCTCCTAGTGGATGGTCTAATACTCCATCTACACCATCTTCTGGACAATTTACATATGCTAGTACATCAGTATGGAAACAAACAAATGGTTCAGGAAGCTATGCAATAGATACTGCTTGGGCATCTCCAAGTAAATTTAGTGGAGATACGGGAGCACAAGGAGAGACTGGAGAGACTGGACAGACTGGGCAAACAGGTCAGACGGGTAACACTGGTCCACAAGGACCTGCGGGTGATGATGGGGCACCTGGTTCAAATGGGGCTCCGGGAACTCGTGGAAGTCGTCATTATTATTATACAGTAACGGGTAACTCATGGTCAGATAGTGATGCAAATACTGCAATCTCTAATGCAGGTGACACTAAGGTTGATAGAGATACAGTTACATTGTCTAAAGCAAATACTTTTTCTACTACTAAATATTGGGATGGAGATTCTTGGGAATCTATTGCTCAAGTTGTAGATGGTAATTTAATAGTTCATGGAACAGTTGGTGCTAATCAAGTAGATGCTAATGATATATTTACTCAAAGTATTTCTGTTACAAATTCTATAATATTAGGAACTGGTGGAAAATTATATACAAATGGTAAAACTAGCATAGCGGATAACACAACAGGAATATTTATAGGTCACGATGGTAGTAGCAATTATGATTTAGCTATTGGAGATGGTACTAATCATGTAAAATGGGATGGCTCAGCTGGTACAATGACAATTAGAGGTACTCTTAATGCAGATGATATTGTTGCGGGTACAATAACAGGTAGAACGGTGAGAACCGCAGCTAGTGGAGATAGGATTGTAATGGATGGTAGTGCTAATTCTATCTCTCTTATTGATTCAAATGACTACACAAGAGTTGTTATTGATGATAACGATAATCCCCCTGATGATAATCCTGGATACAATACTATAATTAACCACGGTACAGACCAAGAGCATTCGTGGGACAACGATGAGCAGTCTGCGAGTTGGGATGATGGTAATTATGGAACATGGAATCATGTTAAAGGTAGACAGTGTCAAGTAAGAATTGAATTTTATGCAATGCAAGGTGATAGTACCACTTATGTTAAAGTGTTAGGGTATTCTGGTGGAACATGGTATCAATTAGCATTTGACTCACATAGTTTTAGCAATTCAGGAAGCACTATTGTTAAGTATTTACATTATACAAGTGGGAACGCTACATCATTTAAAGTACAAGTAAAAGGAGAGCATGATGAGGGCGGTCTTGGTAACGCAACTAAAACTACACATATGTATGTTAGGGAGTATAAACAAGCAAGTTATTTAAACCATACGGGTATGCATTGGGTAGGAAATGGAATTTATTCTAGACTCGGACCGAATACAGAAACATTGCCTTCATCTATGTCAAGTAATTCACAAGCTGACGCTGATGATGCGTTTGTATGTACTGGAAATGCTCATTTATATAAAAAACTTATATTCTCTGATGAAGTTGGCACTGATGAAGATAGTAGATGGACAATGCAAAATAATTCTAGTAATAATCTTTATTTTCAAAAATACAATAATTATGGAAACCAAGTAACAGGCTCAGGATATATGGTGTCAAGTAATGTTGGGCAAATAGATTTTACAGGTCAACATAGATGTATAGGCAATAGTGGAATGACAGCAGCTCAATATGGTGCTATGATAGGTTATATTGTAAGAGCTGATGGTAAATATAATAATATATCTGATAATGGAACATCTGCTAGTATAAACGAATCGTTACCTGTGATTGAATTATCTGATTCTAATAATGATAAAAGAGTATTTGGAGTTATATCTTCCCATGAAGACAATGAAAGAGAATATCAACAAGGTACATTTGTATCAGTATATGATATACCAACAGATGATGAGAGGGTTATTATTAACTCACTTGGTGAAGGTGGAATATGGGTAACAAATCTTAATGGAAATTTAGAAAATGGAGATTATATTACTACCAGCACGGCAGCTGGTTTAGGTCAAAAGCAAGATGATGACTTGCTTCATAACTATACAGTAGCTAAAATAACACAGGATTGCGACTTTAGTGGAGGAACAGATTTTGAACATAATAGTCAAACATATAAGAAACAGTTTGTAGGATGTACATATCATTGTGGATAAAACAGTAGAGATTGATGATGAAACATCTTATTATTAATAGGGAAAAAGCAGTAAATTAGGTCAATTATGGCGAATGGCATAGGTAAAATAGCGATGGGTAGACAAACTGCCCAGACTTCAATGGGTAGGGGGGCGAGTAGAGGTGCGCAGTATGCTCATAGATTAGGCACTAAAAAAAGACAAGAGGATTCTGCTTCTAGAATGGCAATTCTATCATCTCTTGGTAGTTTAGCTGCTGGCTTTAAACAGAACACCGAATCATGGGGTAAGGTTGAGCAAGGAGCTAAAGCAGCTGGCGTAGAAATGGAGAAGGCTAGTTTTGGAGATAAGCTACTACGTGGTTTTGGTATACAGAATGTTGATTTAGATAAAAAGTATAAAGCTGGCGATGGTATGTGGGAATATTCTGGTTCCGAATTAATGAATATAGGAGAAAAAGCTCAGACTGGTACTTTGGAATCGTTTTTAGGTGATAAGAAAATAGGTGATTTATATGGGGGAGCAACTAAAGAACTCCAAGCATATCAATATAAGGGAGAAGGTGGTCAAGGATTATCTGCTATGGATAAAGGAGAAGACTTTCAAGCTTTTAGTAAGAAGTTAAGAGGTGAAATAGATTTAACTGAACCCCCAGAGTATGGCAAGAAGCCTTACAATGAAGAAACGTACAAGCAAATGAAGGCAGCTGAGGCAACTTCTCCATTAAGTAAAGAAGAATATGGAGGCTTAATTAAAGATACTCATGCAAGAAGAGAAATTTCTCAAGAACAATGGGAAAAACAAGCTATGAGAGAACAGTTTCCAGTAGACCAGGCTCGTGTTGATGCAAGGTTTACTGACCCAGCTTCATTTGGAGCAGGTCCTAAAGACCCATTACGTGACCAACGTCTAAAAATTGCACAAGGTGTAGAAGAAGGCGTATTTGATGAGGGTTTTAGCTTAGAAGATTTATGGGCTTCTAATGATAAGAGAGGTATGAGACCTGAGTTGCCTTACGAAGAACTGCAACCAGATGAGCTTAATATAGATGAGATGCCAATGTCTGAAAGTACTATTCAACAAGATATGATGGGAGGACCTGAAGACCCACTAGCCTCTCAAAGACAAAATTTAATGAGAAATCAATTAGGCTCCGGGCAAGATATGACATTAGAAGAATTATTTACCGAGCAAGATAGATTATCAGAACTGTTAAAACCCACTGATTTAGAATATGATTACTCACCAGGTGGGTTAGCAGTTAGCGTTACTGGAAAAAGAAAATAATGATTGTAAGACATTATAAAAGAATGCGACCACACAGGACTAAAAAAGAGAAGTCGCCTTCTGATGATGATGAGAGTGATTGGATTCAGGCGGCAGTGGCTGTCGCGGGTCTTGGGATGTCTCTTTGGGATAGAAAAAAACAAGATGACGCAGACAAGCTTTTAAAGAAACAAATGAAGGAACAAAAGGGTCAAACTGCTTACAGTGCTGTTGGCATAGGTCAATCTCTTGAAGGTGAGTTGGAGTTAGCAGATGATAGAAAGCAAGTTCAAAAAGATATGATGACATCGCAGATGACAGAAGGATTGAAGACTGAGATGGGCAAAATACATGATGGGGGAGGTTCTTTCTCAAATAGTTATAGAGACCAAGCGACATCAGACCAAATGCAAACATCTGTTTGGCAAGGCTATAAAGCAGGTAAAGAAAATATAGACACACAATATGAAAATCAAAAAATAGGAGCATATTCGAATGCTTTCGCATCCACAGCTGATATGAGAAGACAGATGGATGAGATTGAATCACAAATAAGTCAATTATAATGGCAAATCAACGATTAGGAGCATTAGCAGATTTATCAAGCGTCTTAGATACGCTTTCTAGGATTGAAAGAGAAGAGACTCGTAGCAAAGAACGTATAGCTATGCAAAATATAAGAGAGTCTGCTGCCACTAAGAGACAACAACTAAGAGACGATAGAGCATATAGAGAGCAGAAAGAAAGAGATGTATATACACATAACAAAGCTTTACTTAGTCAATACTCAGAGTCAGATTTAAAGAAAGATTCCGAAGGCTTTTATGCACCAAAATCAGGTACTCTTACATATGACAAACAAGCTGAAAGAGTTGCTAATTTAGAAGATGCTATTGGTGTTCATGGTATAGATTATGGAGGAGATTTGTACTCTGCGTATAGAACTAGTGTTCAAAGAGGCGCTGCTTTTGCAGAAAATTTAGATTATAAGGGGGATGCAAGTCCTGGTGTTTTAACTGTCCACGATATTGATATGATGGAAGAAACAATTATACAAGATGCAAAAGGCGAATATAAAGGTCTCGAAGGTATAGACTGGGAAGGGTTTGGAAGAGGCGTGAGGTCAGGGCTAGCCGCTAATAAACGAATTATGTCAGCTGATAAGTATCAAGATTATTTAAAGGATAAAAGAGTTACAGGTAAGTATGCTGATGAATCAAAAACTGAACAATATGCAACTGAAGAAGATATAATATATCAAAAATATACTACACCTATATATTCTGCATTATATATGGATACTGAAAGAGGTCTTGAAAAAACAGATTCTACGTTTGAAATGGAAAAGAAATTTTTAGAGTCAAAGGCAGGCGTTGCTCCAGCTGTTTTATCTCAATACGAACAAGCTATGTATGATATGTGGGGTAATCCACAAGCAACAGACAGAAGTATTATTGAAGGATTTATAAAGTGGGATAAAAAGGGAAGGTCAAAATCTGATATTAGTGTAGCACAAGAAATATTTAGTTATTTAGGAATGGATACACAATATAAAAGTTTAAAAAGACTAGTTACGACAGGTGATGAGACAGGTCAGATTGCAAAGGATAGATTGAAGCTACATTTTGATTCAACTTACCCTCAAGAAGAAAAGATTGACTCATGGTCTCTCCAATATCCTAATTTTGTAGGCATATTTGACCAAGCTGCGGCTGAAGGGTCTATTGATTTAGACCATGAAATATATGACACTGGAGCAGGAAGGCAACAGCGTTTAATAATTAATGTTAAGAATGAAAAAGAATGGGATGATTGGATGGATGTCATGTATGACGCATCGGATGAAAGTAGCCAAAATTTCAATCAAAGGTCAGCTGATGCATTTAAAGAATTTTTAGACCATCTTGAGATGGGAGTATTGGATATAAGATGAACGGTGACAAGAAAAAGAAGAATTTAAGAAGTAAATATTTAAATAAATATAGACCTAAAGAAGAACCTGTTGATTCTAGTAAAGTATCACCTGCGTCTCCTACCGTTGAGCAAAGAACAAATCAAATTTTACAAGAGGAAGTTGTTCAAGGTGAGGGTACTTTATCTGGCATAAAAGGATTGTATGGTAATATTGAGAGTTATTTAGAGCCTGGTCTTTTAATGGGAGAAGCTGAAGAGCTATTTTCTTCAACTCAAGCAGCCTCAACAGAAGGATTGCATTCAGTACTAGGAGAAGGCTTAGACCCGTGGGATTGGTCAGGTCAGGGTTTTTGGGATAAGAATATGGGGGATTTAAATAAAGGTTGGAATAGAGGATATAGAGTAGAAGCGTCTAAGGATAGAAGCAGAGCTGAATCCGAAAGGTCTGGAATGATTTCTCATGCAAAAAAAATTGGTGAAGCTAGAGGAGTAAGGGCTAATAAAATAGATAATTATTTTTATAATTTAGCACTAACTGAAGTCTATCAAAAATCTGCCGAAAGTATTGCAGCTGCTCATGATATAAATCCTGGTTATATGGATTACTTGCAATATCGAGGTGGTGGAGGAGGCTTAACAGGCAGAAGCTTAAGAAACCTTGCCAAAACAGATGCTTCTAAGATTTCAGAGTTGAAAAATATGAAAAGGGCAGATTTTAGTGAAGGTAAAACGGAAGGTCATATTTTTAGAGGTTCGCCTACAACTGAAAAGACATGGGAAAGATATGAAGGTATTATACATGAATATGCACCTCATTCAATGAAAGACTTACAGGCTAAAGCGTCTGCTATGGCATTTCAAAAGAGTAACGAATATAGAAGTTTTCTTAGAAATGAGTTAAATTTAACAGCGGATGCTATAAAAGGTGCTAAAGGAGTCGAGGATAAAAAGGATTTAATTTTAACATTAAATAATATGTTAGAAACAACTGGAGATATTAATAATTATGATGAAACCCAAAGAAGATTAATGTTTGTAAGTGAACAATCTAAGTCATTAGACGCGAGTAGAATACTAGATACATTCAAGGCTTTAGATAATGCTAACTTTGAATACGATAGAAAGAAAGTTTCTGATGTTTATAAGAGCGGTAATAGTGCAACAAGAAATATAGTTAGCGTATTTTCTGATGTAAGTCAAGATTTGAATAACCAAAAAGATAAACAATCAAAAGCCGCATACCCTCCAAGATAATATGCCTCAAGATTCATTATTTGTAGATAAAAGACAATTTATTAGAGATTTAAATGCTTCTCTAGACGAAGAGCAAGTACGATATAACTCTCCATCTAAGTCTGTCAATGTGATAAGAAATATATCAGAGGTTGAAGACGCTGAGAGAGTAAGAGCATCTGCCTTAAATCGTGTAAGGATGGATGCTGACCAAACAGAAAAAGGTGGTACATTTTCCAATCAATTTATATGGGGATTAGCTAGTACTGCTGCAGTAGCACCATCTCTTTGGGAACATTTAGGTGGGTACGATAAGGGCACTATGAAGAAGTCTCTTATTGGGGATGAGGATGAAGAGTTTTGGGATTTAACTCCAAGAGCTATGGCAGGACACGCTGTTGGAGCTGGTCTTGGTATGTTAATTCCTTTTGGAGCAGCTGCTAAACTTGTTAAAGGCGTTGGTTATGTAGGAGCTAAAGCCGTTGGAGGTGCAACTAGACTTCTTGGAGTAACTCCTAGACTATCGAAAGTAGCTCAAAAAGAATTAATAGAAGGAGCTGCTAAGCTCACAGGAAAGTCCTCAACTAAGTTAGCAGATGACGCAGCTGCAGAGGTTATAAAAGTAGCTAAGACATCTATTGGTAGAAAAGGTAGAGCTGCTGGCATTGGATTAAGAAAGCATAATGAATTATATGACAAAGTAGCTAAAGCTGAAATAAAAGAAACTCTATCTAAAGTATCAGGCGTAGCAGATGACGCAGCTGATGATATTGCAAGTATCGCCCTTGAAACTGTCAAGTATAATAAACCAGGAAATGTTCATGCATTACTAGAAGGAACTATTGGTAGAATACCTGGAATGACTGGAGATTTACTAGCCGCTTATAGCTATGATGCTTTATTAGGGGCGACATATGGGATTGGCTCTACATTAGCTAGTCAATATGCTGATGCTTTATGGGGAGATGCTCAGCAATATGCAGATTCTAATAAAGATTTAACATTCTTTGGACCTGAAGGATACTATAAAGACGCAGGGTGGGGACATTTGGTTAACGAAGGATTAAAACATGGTGCTTATTTAGGTTTCTTAGGACCTGTTAGGCATTTTGGTAAGGGTACTACAAAGCCATTGTTAACAATACCTAGACCTTGGAACAAGAACAAAGGTAAGATAAATACGGTTGTTGGTGGTCTTATGAGAAGTCTAAAGCCTATAAAAAATATGAAGCCTAGAGAAATGAGGGCTACCTTAAAGCTTATCAACAATTCAAGTGAAGGTTCTTTAAAACATTATAAAATACCTGCTTTAGATAAACATATAGGTAAAACTGATTGGTGGACACATATACCAGAGAAAGAACTTCCGTTAGTGTTGGCTCAAGTAAGAAGAGCCTTTCGCAATAATGCTCCATTCTTACTAGGTAAAGAGACTATGAAAGAATTAGGTCATTCCCTACCTAGAATGGGAGCTGGTGCTTTCACTATGAATTTACAGACAGTTCATGAAGTGTGGAAAACAACGCATGGTGCTAATGTTACAGATAGAGTTAAACATACTCTTGGAACTTCTTTTGGTGAGGGATGGGAAGATATTTCAGCTAATATAGTTATGGGTGCAATTTTTACAAGACAAGGTAGAAGCTTTAGAAGGCAAGACCCAATTGGTTCTCAAAAATGGTATGGAGCTAGAAGGGGAACAAAAATTAATGAGTACATTGAAGGTAAAAATGGTTATTTAGCCGAAACAACAGCTGCTTTACAACGGTTTGGATTAAGTAGAAAACAAAGACAAAGAGTAGGTGAACAATACTTTCGAAATATAGAAGTCCCTGAAAAATATAGAGACAGTCTATTAATAAATATGACAGAGGCTCACCCTGATTACAGAAGGATGTTTGAGAGATTAAGAGACAATGAGCTTGACCCTAATAAAGTTAAATCAGACAACCCTGATGCTCAAGCATTTGATGCGGCTATCCATGAAGCTTTAACTAGTAAAAAGTATTCAAAAAAAGAGAAAGCATTAATAAGGGAACAATATTCAATAGCCATGTCTATGGTAAAACATTTAGATGGATTCCAGTCTGGCGAGACAGTGCTTCGAGAGATGACACCAAAGGAAGCTGTTGAGTTCGTTAAAGAGCTGGCTAATACTCCTATTCAAGGTAAAAGAGCTACTATGAGGGGAGAAAATAATGTACATAGATTATTAGAAAATTTGCAGGCAGAGGCTTCTATTGAGACAACAAGATATGCTCATAATAATATCGTTGGTTGGTTTACTAATATAGCTGACGCTTTAGGTATTAAATATCAAACATTAGATGATGGAAGAATAGTTGTCCCTAAAACTATTAAAATGCCATACAAATCTTCTGATACCAAGAACGCTGACTCTCAACAAAAGCAAAATGTTATACTAACTTGGAATCAAGTTGTTGAATGGGGTAGAAGAAACAGGTGGATTGTTGAACAAAATATAGGAGCTGAAGGAAAGTTTGATGCTAGTTCTGGAGATTGGGATTCAGCAGTTAAGATTCACCGTGAAAGAGTTGATGACCATCATCGTATAGTATACGGTGAAAGCTCTACAAGGGAAGCTAGAAAAGAATCAGGTACACAGGATGACTTAATATTAGGTCACGATGTTTGGCACGCTGCTTATGATGTAAGTCGTAAATGGACTCAAGCAGAGAATGTTATGGAGTTTATGACAGGAAGCCCTGATAAAGTATCTACAAATCAATCACCAGAAAAAGTTAAAGAGTTACAAGATAAGGTTGACCAAATATTTACAACTGGGAAAACAAAGCTAGATGGTAATAGCGAGAACAAAGGTAAGTTAAATGATAGTGAATTATCAGAGCTATCAGAATTTGTCGCTAACTTTAGCAGAATTAATAAATTAGGTAATCAACAGAAATCTGGCACTGATAGAGATAATGAAATATCTATTGAGCAAGCAACTGAAATTAAAGATTTAGCAGAGGGTATGTTTGGTGATGCCTTTAAGAACGCAGATGCTTTACAATACGTTGAAGCCAAACTTGTTGACAAGGCAATTTCTAAATTAGATATACCAGGAGCTTCAAGAGAAATAAAGCGTGGTATTTTAAGCCTATCTAAAAATAGGGATTTTACAGAAAGCATTGGTCGATTAAGAGACCCTGTTGATATGGAATATTATTTTAGTCAAATGGAAGCAAAAGGGAAAGACCCAGGCGAAGTACAATTATTAAGAGAATTTTATCAAGATATACATGAAGCAGTTATAAATAGTGGCTCTAAAATGATAAGGATGGATTCTAAAGACTCCATGAAAGACAAGGAAGAGGTTATTTGGTCTGCTTTAAGAGTCGCTGAGATGGAATCTAGAAGAGAAAAGAACTTAGCAGGGATGGAAGATGCTCATACTATGATTGTAGAAGGTTCTGATTTGATAAATAGAGTTAGAGGTATGGCAGAATCTCTAATTGATAGCGATGGTAAGGTAGTTGATAAAGAATTGCATGATATGTATACAAAAAGCGGAGCTACTGTTAAATCCTTAACCGAACAAATGACTATCGCATTAAATGACAATAATATAAATGCTGTTAGAGCGATAAGAAAATTAAAACCAGAGTATGAGAATATACTTGAAGCTATTGAAAACGCATCCCCTGATACACCTCATGGAGATTATCAGACTATCTTAGCAAAAATGTTTAGAGAAGTAAGAGAGTGGAACTTAAAACCTGATAGGAAAGATGTAGAAGATATAATAGAAGGTCAAATATCTAATAAAGAATTACCGTCAGATAAGGTAAATATAGAACAAGAAAACAAAATAAGTCCAAATAGATTTCTTTCAAAATATCTATATGATACAGCTGATTTTGTAAAACTTGAAAGAGCCCTGATGGAGAGGTTACAAACTGAAAACTCAGGAATACATATACTTGATTCAGCTTTAAATAGTATAGAAACTAATTATAGAGCTTTAAATAGAGAAGTACCTCAAGCAGTTCTTGATAAATTAAGACGTGATAAAGCTAGATTGGTAGAGTTAAAAAACAGAAGAGATTTAACTCCAGAGGAGATGGTTGATTTCTTCTTTGATACAATAAAGCAAGATATTATAGGAAGAATGGAGATAGCAATATCAGAAGGCACACTTAAAGCATCTGAACGAGGACAGTTAATGCAAGACCTCAACACCGATTTAGGTCAAGTTTTATCTAATGCATTTACAAGTAAGATTGTTAGAACTTTAGAATACAATCAAGGGGGATGGGAACTTTCGAAAATGTCTGTACCTAATACAGAGAAAGGTGGTTTTTTAGGTATTGAGAGATACGTTCCAGGTCTAGCTGGTAATATGTTTATTATGAGTAATAGTGCGATAGGTAGAGATGGTAGACGATATAATTTTATAGACAAAAATTTAAGAGCTGAGATAGAATCAGATATATCAAGAGGAAGTATGGGTGTAAACTCTGTCGAAGCTAAAAAAGAATTTTACCAAGAAGGTACAACACGAGATTTAGAGAAAAATAAAGATGTATTAGCAAAAGAACATGAAGAGTTCTCTCTTGTCAGTTTAGATGAGGGAACAGATATACTTATAAAGGTTAATGACTCATCTGTTGGGGCTATAAGAGATTCTTTTATGGATAGAAATTCTGAGTTTAGAAAAGATTTAGAAGCTGTTGTTGATATGAGTAACACAAGAATATCTAGAAAGCTTGAAGAAATATTTGACTTAGGCGATAAAAGGGATTCTAAGATAGCAGAGGCTATCACTATTATAAGAGCTGTTTCTGATAGTCCAACTAAAGTTGAAGCGTATTTACTAGAGACTCTTTCAGCTTCTGACTTGAAATCAGATTGGAAGCGTTTAAAAATGTTTGAACCTAAGACTGGCTTTGTAGGTACACCAGAAAATATTGCTTTTCATTATGCTCTTATGCGTAAACAAAGAACGGATTCAGATAGACACGCAATAGCATTTGAAGCTGTTAAGAGAGTTTTTGGTGAAGATGGAACTTCCCCTTTTAAAATATTATCTATTGATGATGAAATGAGCTTTGAACGAGCTGGTGAATTTAACCCTTTTGACCATGCAGAAACATCAGCTCGAAGATATGAAGAAGGTCTTGATAGGAAGTATACGCAAGAACAGATTGATGCTATGAAGGAAACCTTAGAAGCCGGCAGAACTAATGTAGACGCTATAACTTATGTTAGCAGAGATGCTTTTGAATCTCTTATGTCATTAATAGGTGTTAAAGATAGCATGATAGAATACGACTCACATGGAGGTAGGCATATAAAAGCAGGAGCTATAAAGCCAATATTTGCACATAATGATATAAATAGAGACACTGGGGATATATCATCTTTCTTACTGAAAACATCTATTCAGTATAATCCAACATTAGACCCTGTGTTTAGTGCAAGAAGTATACATGGAATAACTTTTAAATCAGCTAATAAAAGGAATGAGACTAAGAACAGAGATGGTGAGATAGTTGAAAATTATATGCCTGTCAATTCTATGACTAGTGAAAATTTAGGTCTAGAAACGTTAAGTAAGGTTGCAAATCAAATTACACTTAATTATGCTGATAATTACGTTCAAAGAATACCTCTAGAAAGTATCAATATCAGACAAGCCTCTAGAGAACATGATGCTGTCTTTGGTGCAAACACATCGATACACTGGAATACTGATGGTCAAGCATCAGCTACTGATTGGACTCAAATCAATAGAAGGATGAGTACATTTGAAAAGAATATGGATTTATTATGGCAAGACCCTATCAATGCTACTGCTGTTGCTAGAAAAGTATTAGGGTATTCTCAAGAAGTTGGAGACCAATATCTTGTCAACACAGGTTTAGATTATATTATACAAAACAATGGAATAATGGCTTCAGAATGGATGATACCTATATTAGAAAGAAGTGTTATTAGTTCATATTTAGATGGTGGGAATATATCAGCGTCAAGGATAAGAGACGGTTCTTCTGATGTGATGACTGCTGAAGCTGGTGACTTAGACCTACCTGTTAGAATGAGAAGAAATATAGGTGGAACAGACCGATTGGTACAGGAAGTTTTTGGAGGTGGAAGAGTTTCAAATTATAGTGCAGGTAAACCATTAAAAATATTTGATAAAAAATCATTAGCTGCAAGTGGAGATACTCACAATTCAAATACGAATGATACTCATGCGTTAGTTGTTAGAGTTGAATCAGGCTCTGAGGGTATATTTGTTGATAGAGGTAAAAACGGTAATGTTTTATATATAGATGGATTTCAAGTAAGTAGGGATAAAAAATTAAGAGGTGAACCTGTTGTTGTCTATGATATGGCTGAAAGTATGACAGATAAGGTTACGACTGAAAGCTTAGTATCAGAAATGACTAGAAAGTATGAATTAGCTGAAGCAAAAGTTCAAGAAACTTTAGGCATAAGAGAGCTTGAAGGTCTTACTGTAGCCGAATATATACATAAATTAGAAAATTTACATGGCAAAGATGGACAAGAAGTGTGGTTAGCTGGATTAAAATCTAGACAACCAAGAAACATGGCAGGTGACATCGTAATTGAGAAAGTTCAAGGTGTGTCTAAAGGAGAGGGTAATGTCGCTGAAACTAATTCTGTTGATGCTTTAACTATACTTGATGCCGACTTTGACTTTGATAAGTCTTCAAATTATTTATCGGCTCCAGAGGGAGTATGGGGTGAAGCTTCTAGACTAGCAGGTCACACAACATTAGCGTCTAATAAAGATATACATAATAAGATTAAAAAAGAATTTGAATCATTCCAAGATGCTGTTGAGCATAAAGGTAACATAATTGAAACTGGTATAGTTCGTTCTAGGTTTGTTAAAATGCATCAAATAATGACATATATGAATAATATGTTTGGAGAAGGTGCTATTGGTGAGATTAGTATAGGTAAAAACCAGTACCATCTTAAACTTAAAAGAGGACAGTCTAACTATTTGAATACATCAGATACAATTACTAAGTATGTAAAAGCTTTTATAGACGTATATAAGGATACTCCTAGAAATTGGAATAATAAGGAATTTGTTCAAGATTCTATGAGAGACATATGGTTTGGTGAAGACGGACTGTTTAAATTAGAAAAGATAAGTGGTAGTCAAGTTGGTGATAATGAGATTAATAACTTAAGACCTGCTGAGTTTAATAATATAGTAGAAGCAGTAGAAAGAAACTTTATAAGACCTCTTGGCTCATACATACAGTTAAATAGAGGGCAAGATATAGATGGTGGTGGATACTCTAGACACGCTGGTTTACAAGAATTTGCTACAGCTTATGATAAATTACAATATGCTTTCCATAAAGATAAGAATAAAGCTTACATGGGCTCAGGTATAGATATGGAAACTGGCTTAACTTCAGCTAGGGGTTATTTTAACACTAGAACTCAAAGTCCATTTGACTTAGGTATGAGAAGAATGCAGAACTTAAATGCTAGAAAATTTAGAGACATAGACCCTTTTCAATCAGATGTTGGAAAGCTTTTACGTCTTATTGAGGAAGGTGAGGCATATGATGTTCCAGGTTTAACGTCAGAGCAGGCATACCAACAACAGTATAATAAAAATATAAATAATGCCTTTAAGAACTATGTAAAGAATGAAATGAGAGCAGCTGATGTAATAGGTATTCGAAGAAGATTGGATGCTGTTGAAAACAAGATACAGGATATGAGATTACGATATAAGCCTGAATTAGTAGAAGATTATTCAGAATTTAAAGGATTAGAAAGCGAAAAAATAAAGCTAACAGAGGCGTTAACTGATTTGCAACATATTATGGGAGCAGGTAGAGATTGGCAGAATACAAAAGGCGAGATGTTCTTTGATAAGGCTGCTTACCCATTTGCCAATACTGAGGCATCATTTCTACCCGCAGGTAAATACACAAATAACACTCGTGACCCTATTGTTGTTATAAAAGGAGATAAGATTGTTGAAGTAATAGCTCCAGGTAAAAATAATTTTAATGCTTTAGGTAAAAATATGAAATTTCATAGGCACGGAAGAAGATACGAATATAGTAGTGAAGACCAGACTGGTGCTTATATAAATCATGAAGCGTTTACTGGTTTACCAACTATATATAGAGATGGTGCTATAAAGGAAGTTATGCCTCGGGGGGAATATAAGGTATATGATGCTATGGTTAGAGAGTTAGGGGATAGATTAAAAGATATAGACGCTAGAATGCTACCTAATCATACGGGTAGAGCTAAGTTATACTTACATCCAAGACAACATTCTCTTGTTGGCTCTGAAAGAAAGGCTCAACTACATTATCTTATTATGGATAAATTTGGTCAAAGAGCTACTGATAAGAGTTCATCTGAGCTATTAAGAATCCATGCATTATTTCAAAAGATGTTGACACCTGAATCGTCTAAAAATATTATCCTTTCATTTCCAGTGACAGGTTCGAATGTTCAGAAAATGGCACACATGGAAAAGGTATACATGAAAGACTTTGGTAGGATGGAGCAACTTGCAATAGAATACTTAAAAGATATAGTGAATCAAACTGGATATACAGATGGTCCGATAACTCAGAAATATGCGGCAGATATATTAAAGAATATTATGTATCAGCAAAAATTGGGATATAGAAAACTTGTAGAGCCTATGGGTGATTATAGATTAGCTATGGACGGTATGGTGGGCTCAGATATTGATGTTAAAAATCATTACTTGTTCAACTCAGACTATTTAAATCAAACTGTGCATGAAAAATTTAGAGAGATGAATAAGTCTGAAAAAGACGCAGCTAATGTTTTGATAGGGTATACTCAAGGTGAAGGAGGAATGATAGACCCAATATCTATGTATAGAGCAGCGTTAAAGCTTAAAAAACATATACCAGCTAATCAAATATTTTTTAACTCCCAGAAATTTCATGATGGTAAAAGCAGGAACTTTGGTAATATACCAACAAATAAAATAGCAAGATATTGGGATAATGCTAAAAATTTAAATAGAAACTATGGTAGAGATGGTATAGTTAAGGAAAAACCTCTTGACCATTGGAAAAGAAAGAGCGAGTGTATTAGATAATGAGTTGGTTAACTTGTCATAAGGATTATAGAACCGGTAAAGCTATGGGTGCTTTAACTGAAAGTCAACGGACTAAACTATTAGAGAAAATGGACACTGTTGTTAAAGATTATCAAACAGATAAAAATCTAATAGAAGCAGGATATGCTAATGACACTGAGACTATGAGATGGCTGTTTAGAAAAGCCACTGGTAAAGAGTTAGATTTTGAAGTTAACGACATCACGATTAAAGATGCTAGAAAGTTTGATATACGCAGAAAGGGTATGTCTAGGGATATAGAAAAACAAGGCAAAGGCACTAGATGGTTGTTTGACTTTATAAAAATACCTAAAGCAATTTCACGTAGATTTCCACAATTAGATAAATTTCAACATACATTATCTGATGAAGCTTCTTTTTTTAGAGCCAATCAACTAGGTAACAACGCTAAAATATCTACAGTTATAAAGAATTGGGATAAACTAGCTAAAAATCATGGTGGTGATGTTAAAAAACTTAGACGACTTGAATATGAATTAGATAAAGAAGTTTCACTTCCTTTTACTAAGGAAAGAGCTAAAAAAATTAATGAGCTCGAAGGAGAACTATCAGAATTTAGATTGTCAGGTTCTGCTAAAACTTTTAGACACTTTCATGAATTAATGAATGGTTTAGATGTTGAGCAGTTAACAAAGCCAGAGCATGGATATTCAAAGCAAGATATGCAGAGATGGAGAGAAATAGATAAAAATATAAAAGAAGTTAGGGAAAGTGGGGCAAATATATTAGGTAGAGGTCTACAAAAAGTTATGCAGACTGCAAAGTTAATAGATGGCAGAGAGGGTAATTATAGAGATTTAACTAGCGTTGTGGAAAAAGCTCAAGAGATGATAAGAAATATTGAGTTTCAAAGGAATATAGACATTGAAGGTAAGCCTAAGACTTATAAAGCTATGGAAGACTTTGAAATGATGTCAGCATATGGATTTTCAAAAGCCGAGATGGGACAAATATCCCAGAGAAAATATATGCCACTGTATGTATTAGGAGCTACTAGATTATTGAGACAGATTCAGGTGGCTATGAGAGATACAAAGCAAAAAGATAGACCTCTTTTAGGAAAAGATGGTATTCTTACTAAAGATTTTGAAGCATTTCAAAAATCAGTAGATAGAGTTGAAAGTAGAGGAGGAATTTTTGACCCTAGATATAGTATAGACCCTGCTTATTTTATGAAAAAATATATATATGACGCATCTGCTTTTAATTTTCACACTCATCTTGAAAATAATTTTATGCAACAAACTGTTAGTTTATTAGATATGCACGCTCGTGCAAGTGCCAAAGGCAATCAAGACATAATGGATATGTCAGATGCTCTTATACGTCAAATGCAAGAAGTAAAAAATAGTCTTACACAAGTAGATGGACATTCAGATGCAGTTATAAATGATTTAAGTAGAGTTCTTACTTCAGTTACTTATTTTAGGCTTATGGGTGGAAATGTTAGGTCTGCTTTAAGAAATGCTTCACAAAGGATGTATGAATATGTTGAATATGGTTGGAAAGCGAGAAAGCAGTCTAAACAGTGGTATAGAGAAAATGTTGATAATCAAACTATGGTTAAACGCCAAGCTGCTAAATATGGATTGAATTGGTATATGGAATCTGAGGGTATTTTTGGAAATTCTGAAAGATTAGGAATGTCAAGAGAAGAGGCTACAAGAGGTGCTGTTGCTGGGTCAACAGTTCCAAAAGGCTATCAGCTTGATTCGTATGGTGAATTGGTTAGGGCGGCTCCTGGTGTTAAGGCAGTATCTAAAAAAGCTGCAGACGTTGCAGGTACAATAGCTGGTGCAACTGGAAGATTCCATAAATTAGCTGAAGATTGGAACAGAGGTAGTACGTTTAAAATATCCTTTGGTCTTGTTCATTCCAATTTAGAGACTCTTCCTAAAGGTTATGTTTTAGAGCAAATAAATGCTACTAGAAAAAAGAATCCAATAAAGATGGAGAACCTCAAAGATGATATGATAAAACAATGGCGAGAAAATACTGCTGGTAAGATGGCGTATAATTTAACTAGTGATTTACACTTTGAATACGCAAAATGGGCGAAGGCTAAACCTTTTGGTGGTTCTAAAGGTAAGTTCGCGGCTCCAGCAGGTCAAGCTATTGGTCAATTTATGCATTATAGAATGTCTATGTTTGATTTAATGGCTAAGTGGGTTAAAGATGCTGGCGTATCCATGAGAGCAGGAGACTTTACAAGTCATGAGATGTTTAAAATATATAGAATGGGTTTACTTTATAATTTTGTTAGAGGTTTAAGTATCGTATCTGATGTTAATTTTAACCAGCTAGCTCAGAATGATGTTATTGAAGAAATGAAAAAACTTATTACATTTTTTAGCGCAGATAGGGATAACCCAAAAGAAATGGAAGAAGTAAAGAAAGCTACATACGGGCAAGGTGCATGGTCATTCGCTGGTCCTAACTTAGTATGGGCTGCTAATATAGGTGAAGCTGTCGGAATGTGGGACTTAGGTGAAAATAGTTTTTTTGATAGAGCTCAGGTAGTTCAAGGTAATGATGAATTTAAAAGAGAACAAAAGTATAAGATGATGTCACTTGTATCTTCAGTTGGTTCAAGGTGGCATAATTATACAATTCCGATGATGGGTAAAAGAGATTGGTTTACGGCATTAAAGGGTGAATTGGGTTTTCATCCTGACCCAGATGTTAAAGAAATGAGAACATATCTAGATGCAACATTAAAAGAAGTATTGCCTAGAAATATAGCATCTGCAATAGGTAAAGAAGGCTCATATCCAAGAGGATGGTCAAAGAGACAGCATTCTATGAGTGCAAGAAGACAACCAGACATAGGTCATAGAGAAGGAAGAAGATTATCTGTTGCTGAGGCTAGAAAAGTATATGGTTCTTTGGACTATCTAAGAGGTCAAGCGACTCCAAAACAAGTACTTAATCGAAGGAAAGGTAAGCGCGGCAGGGCACTTGACAAACGTGTAATGGAGCCACTTAAATTGAGGGAAGCTATTGAGGCAGGTTTCTTCTAGTTTCTTCATCCATAGAATAATACCTCAAAAACTCTACTTGAGACCAAAGTATGTCTAATACATCTTCCCAAGTATTTGATTCTAATAATTTATTGTAGTTCTTCTCTGCATTGTTAAATATTATATCTTTCTCATCTTTTGTTAGTGTCTCATATTTATTTAGCATCAGGTAACTCCTTCAAATATTTAGCAATTAAGATAGCATCTGATGTTGATAGTGTTACTTTAAACTTAACAAACTTTTGTGCTATCGATTTAAGTTTACGTTTCTTATCTTGATAGTCTTTAGGTATCTTATATCTCTTTAACATTGATTGCCATTCTTTAGGCAATATTAATTTAGGTTCAACACCATTAGAACTTAATACACCTAACCACATACCATAATTCATTCCAAACGTAAACGCACCTTTTCTCCCATCTCTTGGGAGTGTCCAAACTCTTTCTATGCCTGCTATTAATTTATAATTCTCTACTGCACAATGACTGGTCACGCTTCTAACTAGGTCTGACATTTTACGAACAGTATTAGGGCATTTATATGCATCAATAGTTCCATCTCCCCACATAATACATAATGCACCACTAATCCCTGGGTCAATACCTAAATAAGCTTTCTTCATATATTATCTCTCCGTCAAACACTTCTATTAAATGTTTAACTTTACTTGTTATATAGTATTTGCATCCTTTGTTGAGTACGTTCTCTGGTATGAGCTTCGACTCCTTTTCTTTTCCATATGTATTAAACCAAGTGCAGCTGCCATCATCATAAAAATAACAACGATGACAACTGATAGGTTTCATTATACATTCATCGCATCTGCTTCTGAGTTATAGAATTTACATTTATTACCATTAAATCCAACAGTGCTTTCTCCAGTCAAACCATACCTTGCTTTAGCAGATATAATATTAACTGAATAAGGACTGAACTTCTCATCATCATACTGATATGGATAATAAACAAATATAGCAGCCTCAGCTGTTTGTTCTATTACACCACTTTCAGCAAAATCAGAAAGTTTAGGTTTAGGGTCAAATCTTCTTTCTATTTCTCTATTAAGTTGAGATACTAATATTGCACTGCAATTTTCCTTCTTACATAGCCACTTATATTCATTCATAATGTTCTCAAGTTGAAATCTACGTTCCAATTGACTAGGCATTTGAATTAATTGAATATAATCATCTACTACAACATCAGGTTTAAATTTAGTAATCTCTCCTACTGCATCTTCTAGGCTTTTAAGATTATCAAACATTTTAAGTTTTTTATATTTCTTTTCAATGTTAGGTATAATCCCATTTGCTAATTCTTTCTTATAGTCTTCGCTTATCTCATTTTCTCTTATGCCATCATATGTTAAATTGCCAGACTCTAATACAATTAGCTTTCTCATCATTTCAGTATTATTCATTTCTCTATTTATGAGCAATACTTTTCTACCATCTTCAATTAGCTTTTGTATTAGATTAACAATTAGAGTTGTTTTGCCATGTCCTGGTCTGCCACCAACGACTGTTATCTCGCCACGTGTCATTCCACCAGCAAATTCATCTAATGCTTTAAAATTATAAGATATTAATGAGTTTCCCTTAATAATCTTATCTACTGTCTCTTTAGCAATCGAACCTATGTCTACATTTCTAGTAGGCAGTAATGCTCTCAATGTATCAACATATCTGCCATGTTCTTCTAATATCTGTTTAGTTTTCTCAATAGGCAAATAGCTTGAGTTCAATAACTTATTAGCAGTTCTATTAACTTGCCGTTGTATATGTTTTTCCCAAACTATCTTTGCATGACCAGGAATAAAGGAAGCACCTACGCTATTACCTATTAAACCTGTAAGCCAATATGCCGTTATAGTATTATTCTTTTTCTTTGCTTCATCTTTTATTGTAACTATATGATACTCTTCTTCGTTTCTTCTTAGTCTTCTAAGAGCCTTCCATAGATGTTTACATTTTGGGTCATAGAAAGCATCATCATCTTGAATCGTCTTTTCTGCTTCATCATAACCTTCGAACCCTGCTTCTATTACTTCAGCAAGCAGACCTTCTTCTGCATCTATATCTGATGGCGGCATCTTAATATCTTCTATTTTTTTCATATTAGTCTCCATCAAATAGGTTTTCTTGGATTGTTGGCTGAGAATAATTAGTTATTACTAATTCATTCTTATATTCTCGCTTGGTGGTTTGTCCTGCGTAGATGACTGGGATAGCTTCTATATTGTATTGCTTGTATAGTTCATGTACATTATCATTATCATCATAACTTACCATAAACTTACCTCCAGCATCATTGATTCTATCACATATATTTAATAAATCCAAATGGTCATCATGTTGCAAGGTGTGTATGTAGTAATCCTTACGCTTAGCTGCGACAAAATATGGTGGGTCTATATACCATAAATCATCACTTGAAGGGATATACTTTTCTACAAGAGTTCTAAAATCCAAGTTCTCAATTACTATACCATCCAAATGTCTTCTAGACAATTTTAGGTCTTCAATAAATGTAGACGGATTCCAATCTCCAGAGTTCTTGCTAAATGTACCTTGAGGATTATTATTAAATGAGCACTTAACCAGATAGTAATATCTAGCAGCTCTTTTTACATCAGGTATATTACTTATATCAACTTCACTTGATATGTCTATGATATATTTCTTAAGCAACTGATGTTGTGTTCTGCTTTTAACATACCAACGAATACATTCACAAAATTCATCAAACTTCTCAGCGATAGACATATACAGATTTACAAGATTATTATCTTTGTCATTAACGACAGTCCAATCGGCTCTAGCTTTGCGAAAGAACATAGATAAACCACCTGCAAACATCTCTACATATCTTGAGTGTTTAGGAAGTCTTGGTACAAGTTGTCTACTTAACTCGAATTTCCCGCCATAATACGGAATTACGACGGGACAATCCTTCCATCTACTATCAGACATTAAGCATTTGCAACAGACTTAGCCCAATTGCTAATCGTTGGATAAATCTGCTGTTCAAACTTGTGTGTAGTTGTGTTGTTTCTGTTCATATGATGTGTATTAACATATGTAGCTGCATTGAATAAATCCCAATACGTATGAGGCTTATGAGCACACAAATATTGTACAAAGCCATCCATAACATTAGTTGGAACTAAATCTATTAGCTTTTTAACATGAGCATAATCAACCTTAGTATCTTTCAACATTGTAAAGTCCTGTTTAAAGACTTCAGAAGTATTCTCAATCGTATTAACAATCATTTCTTCAAGATTGCCAAGATTAGGATTATATATACTATGTCTATTAGATTTCTTATCGAGAACGATTCCTACTACCATACCATTTTCACATACTAATCTAAAAGCACCTGCCATTATTCCTAATTCCCAACTACCATCGTATGAATTTTTAATAACTATCTCAGGTGAAACTTCATCACCGTCAGATATAGGAACTTTAACATTACCAATAACGTATTTCCATATTGTCTTCTTACCATCTTGTAATACTTTAGCTTCTCTTAATCTGCCCTTAACACTTTTTAATATTGGTTCAGCTACATTCATTATCTGATTATTTGTAACTAGCTTATATTCATCTGTCATACAACTTAGAATATCACCAGTATCTTCTCTTACTATAAACTTATGACCAGTGTTTGTTGCTTTATCACCAAACGTATCTGACCATTCATTTCCTGTTACAATAGCTGGTACTTCCTTAACTGGAAACATTGTCTCTGTTAGCATAACCTAACTCCTTCCTTTTATTCTTAATATTTTTAGGTGTTTTACCTAATAATTTTAACTCTGCACGCATTTTTACCTTATAATCTTTATCTGCGTTCTGAATCATAGCTCTTAAGTATGCAAAGCCTTTACCTTTTTTATACTCTTCATGGTTTAAATATATCTTTGTAGTATGGATTATAATTTCATCATTGATAGTAGATATATAATGTAGGAAAGCATAAAACTTATAGTCTTTATTATCAGATGGGACATATTTCATAATACTCTCACCTGCCTTTGTTAACATTTTTCTAGCTTTTTTACCTTTAGAAAATAGTTTTCTTCTTATCTCTGGTTTCTTATCACCTGGAGTGTATTCATATCCACATGACGGACATTTACTCATCTTTAAATAACTCTTTAACTTTGTTTGCATCTCTTTCTAAATCAGCATATGCTTTTAAGAATTGGTCTGCAGCTAATTTTGGATTTCTAAAGTTACAATCTTCTCCTAAATACTTTTCTAATTCTTTCTTTTCATCTTTATCAGTGTGTGCTATTTGTACTAAATGGTGTAACCATCCCATTTTTCCCATGAGTTACCTCTCTTTCATATATTCAATTAACTCTTTAATTAATACGAAGCCTATTACTGAACACAATAAGATTATTAGTAATCCTATACCTCCAACAAATAAACTTCCTGCTATTTTAACTAATCCTTCAATCATATAGACACCTCCTTGACTTCTGTTTCAGCTCCTATGATATGTTTGCCTAAATAATAATTCACATCTTCTTCTTGTACGGAGGGTGCATCAACAATTATTACTCTTGCATTTACTGTACACTCGATGAGTATACCTTTTAAACCTGATTGTGTTTGAAATATAGAGCCAGGGGTAAAGTCTTTAATATACTTATACCCTTTCGCAGGTTTTACTCTAAACTTATTTTTTAATGCTTTAGTCGCAAGTTTCGCAATGTTGCGGTTCTTGGTCGCTAGTGGATTCCGTTTTCTGGTCATTTTGAACACCTCTTTTATATTCTCTTAATTGCTTTAGAATATTTACAAAGTCTTTTTCCAGTTGTTCATAAGGTACTTTCCATTCGCCACTGTCAACACAAGGCACTAAAGTTGATATTGACATTCTTAAACTATTAAGAACTAATTGTATTTCTGATTCTGATAATTTGATAGTTGCTATACCTTGATTACTCATCTTTTTTACCTTCTATTCTTTTTAATACATTACCTAATTTTAATCCAAATTGTTCATTTATAATTAATTTGAATACTTCATTAGCTATATTATGACGAACAGATTTTTTATGAATATCTCTATCTTGATATGATGTAAGGACAGATTCTACAATACCATGTATTGCAACTTTAACTAATTCTTCATCCATATCATTAGGCATATCATTTAAATCAATAGGTTTATCTCTGCCATCTACGACAGGAGGATTATTTAACCTATTCATCACTTCTTTTGACTGCATAGATTCCTCCTTCTTCATTAATATTAGGATGTCTACTACTTCTTGACTTCTGAAGCCATCATCTCCAATAGTGTAATCAACGGCTTCTCTTATTTGTTTGAGATTAAATAACATTTTAACTCCTTTAAAAATTTAAGGGACACGGTAGCTAACACCGAGCCAACCTTTCACTTCACGTGCCATGTCTTTATTAGCCAGTAGTCACATACCTTTACCTACAAACTAAAAGCACTTCTGTCCCCCAATGCTTTGAGCGGCTAATACTCTGTGGTAGTTGCGGAAAGGGGGTGAATCGATTATCCAGAGTTACCAACCGCTCTGTATAATATAAGAATAAATAGGCTAGAGCCATAGCATTACTCTACCAATACTAGTATTTGTAGCCGTAACTGGCAATACCTAGCCTATATACCTATTTAGAACGGTACGTCAGATTTGATTTCATCGACATCTATCTTCTCACCGCTAGCCCATGGATAAACGTTAAACACTTTCCATGCTTGTTTTGGTTCTCCAGTTTTCTTATCAGTATACTCATCTTGAGCAATCTTAATAAGACATGGAAGACCAAGTACATCATCTTCTTCAACTTGACCTAGTACTGTATCGCCATTATCATCTGATTCAAATACTACTCCAAGAGATTCAAAGTATGCTTTGTACTTTCTATTTTTCCACTTCTCATCACCAGGGTCTGGCGTTAACCATACACCATCACCTCTAAACTCTTTACTTGTTAAGTAACTAGCAGTGATTTTCTGTGGATTGCCTTCAGCATCAAGCACTTGAACAAGTTCACCATTTTCTCTGGTCATCTTATTAATTTGTACTGTTTCTACTTGCGGGGCTATTCGGAATGTTACATTGTAAACGAAACTATCGTTATACTCGTTAATTCCAACATTACATACATGAGCTGGGTATGTTCCAGGTATTATAGGCAGCGAGCGTTCATCTCCTTTACCTATTACTGTTCCTTCTAGATTCTTCACTTTTACTCCTATTTGCTATTTGTTCTAATAGTGGTGTACTCACTAACTAAAGAATTAAACTTGTCACGGAACTCTGTCATTTTCTTGCTATATCCGTTACCATTTAATCCTTGAAAGTATAATTGAGGGCATACCCAATTACCATTAGCAGTCTTCATATATCTGCGTGTATTACGCTGACGACTACTAACTAAACCAGATTCTTGCATCTCTCTTATTGTTCCTTCAGTAAGAACACCTTCTTTTTTAAGCTTTTCAGCTTCTGCTATGGTTAATTTTCCCATTACTATTTTACTCCTTTAATAATCATCATCTACATAAACTGGTTCTAACTCTTTATCTGTTTCCAGAATAAAAGTATAGAAACTAGGATTTATAGATACTTTTTTATTACTGACAGTCCTAAAGACCATCATTGGTTTACCATTCAGTAATTTCATGCCTGTAAATCGAACTTCGGGAATTTCTCTTCCGTCGTTAGTTCCAACAGTATATGAATTACCAACTTCTAATATTCCATCATCATGCAGTTGCATTACTCTTTGCCCTTCTTTCTAAAGACTTAAGAGTGACAGCATAGTTATCAGCATGAACGACTTCATTGTCTATTCCATTTGCTACTTCAGATGCTTTATCATCGCTTATTTTACTAGCAATATCTAGTAACGCTTTGGCTTGTTCTTTGGTAAGTGGAGTTGTTTGTGGAAGGTCTTCACCTGCGAAGATATACAATCCTAATCCATGTAGTGCTATTGCTTTAGCTAAACATCTTTGAATGGATGTATTAATTTGAAACGCATTAGGATTTTCTATTGTTTGATTACGATTATCTAATACAGGATGTACTTGTGTTCTTTCGACACCATCTACCACTACAGTAACCTGAACAAAACAACCTGCTTCAGTCTGCATATATGGCTGACGACTACCTTCTATTCCCCATTCATGTATAGTCCATGTAGCATGAGGGTATACTTGTAGTAACTCTCTAACTGCCCATGCCCAACTTAAATAGGTAAATTGACCTTTCTTTTCAGTATAACTATTTACATTTATACTGTTAAGCTTATCAAATGTGCTTTTCTTTTCTGGCATATAGCCTCCTTTATTTTATGTCCATTGATAATAATATAAATCTCCACAATCACTATCACCGAAACCGTCTTCATCAATTGGAGCTACTTTACTTATTTCAGAAATACACGATACAGGCTTCCAGTAAGCATATCTCATACCTGTAGTCCGAAATTCTATTTCTTTAGGCTCATAGCCCTTATTTTTCATTATTTTTGCTATTTTATTACGCTTATTAACATCGATAGGACAGTTTTCATGAAATCTATAACCCCATTCAATATCAACAGTGTCTGGTACTCCCATTTTATACTCCTTCACAATGTATTTTATGATAGGGACAATATTTACATTCCCAATTACTAACTGGTGTATTATAATCACCAACTTCAGGTACTTTATCATTTTCTAAGGCTTCATTTAATTCAACCCAATAGAATAAAGCATTATCTACCCATGCATTATCTATTATTTGTACCTTCATCATGCTATCATCTTTTTTATACCATATTAAACCAATCTCTAAGGATTCATCACCTCTAACATAATTATCTATTTCATTTATCATACCTAGAGCATAAGTGCCTAATTGTAATTGATAGTTGACTGATGGCTTAGGGTCTACGTTTCTTCCAAATACTTTCTTCCATTTAAAGCTATGTGCAGTTTTTAAATCATATACATATAGTTTATTAGCGTGAACTGCTATATCTAAATGACCTACTACATTAATATCTGGTAACTCTATTCTATGTTCTGAATAAAATTTTATTTTTTTATCACCAAATAAGTCAGGATATTTCTTTTCATAAAATTCAATAGCCTTTTCAATGTCCTTATGTACTAATGTACCAAGTCTCATTACTCTTAATGGTCTAATTGCATGCTCTGCTTCTTCATAATTATTTATCTTATACCACTGTTTACGATGACAAGAACCAGCTGATGAGGCACTAAACCATCCATCATACTTTTCATATTTCTGTTTGTGACCCTTCCCTTCTTCCAGTAGGTATTCATGATACATTTCTTCAATATTAATCATAATATAACACCCCTTATTAGGTTATAAATTTACTTATATATGTACTTAGATAAAAGACTTAAAGCTTCAATGACATAATGACATAAGGCTTATCCTATAAACATTAATCAAAAAACAACAACTTTTATTGTTATCTATTTAACTATTTTACGTGTGAATATCAAGATAAGCCTTAAAGATTAGGAGGGACAGAACCGAGACCCATCCCTCCTTGCATCCATCTAATTGCAGAGTTTATCTTGCATTAGTACTAGAGACCGAAGCCTCTAATTTGTAGGAAGCGAATGTCTTACCTTTGCGGGTCATTTTCTTTGTTCTTATTTTATGACCCTCTTGCCTTAAAGTATGTATAACAGCTGCTAATCTAAAGCAACCATACTGCTCTAAAGCATCTAATGGCGTTAGCTCTCCATGATTTCGTAAGTGTTTCAATATACTATTTTTCTGAGTACTATATATTCCAGGTCTTAACATATCTCAAACCCTCCTGAATTAAGGCAGAACTTAGCAAAATTGCTTATATTCTCTTTATTGAATGGATAATCGGATGACCATGATTTCTTAGCATAAGCATCATTCCATTGAGTCTTATAAGGCTCTGGGTAATCTCTAGGTACTAAATTATCACCGTGTTTCTTTTTACACTCTTTAGTTATTTTATCTAACTCTTTTTGTACACCTGCATTATGTATATTTGCTTCAGCCGCTCTAACTGTATAATCTTTTTCCGTTGCATCTACAGTACCATCTGCTAATAATTCAGATAATCTCTTACCTATTTTAATAGCTTTATACTTAGCAATCTTTCTGCCGTCATTATAAGAACCACCTTCCATATCTTTATCGCTTAAGAAATCATTACATGACGCACATACAAATGACCATAATGGTCTCCACCACCATACATTGTTTCTGAAATAATATCCAACATTATGTTCTTCATACTCTGATTTAATATCAAAATATTCATTCTTTACATCATCAGGTATATCTTTAGTCCAGTCTAACCATCCATCACTACCATATTCTTTCATTATTTCTTCATATCTTGGTGGATACTCTTGTACTATTTTAGGATTAACTCCATATACATCGAATCCCATGTTTTACTCCTTTGCTTTTATTGTTTTTAATACATCTAACATTCTACATAAATACACAGACATATCCATAGCTTCCTCAAGAGCTTCTTGAACCCATTGTTCTAAACTCTCATGTCTGTTATGAATACCACCGTCTTTATATTTCTTATTAGACTCTATTGCTCTTTCAATATGTCTAAAGACTAAATCATTAACTACCTTGTCACCACAATAATCATAGTCTACAACCTTTGGAACATCATCCGTCATCTTCATCTTTACCCCAAGCATCATTTAATTTTCCATATTCTCGCATTATAGTAACCCATTCATCCTTAGTCAAATCGGTCATTGCTCTAGCTTGTGGGTCAAACATATTAAACTCACCACTCATCTGCACTCTCTTATACTCATCGAACTTCTCTTTGGTTATATCAACTGACATAATCACACTCCTTTAAATTTGAGAATAGGCTAGTAAGTACAGTCAGACCTTACTAATTAATCACATTATACTGTCAGAACCTATTCTCTCTTTGATGGTCAAATAAACCTTACATATGCACCAGTTGTCTTAAAGTTATATAACTTCTCTAACAACCGAATGTAAGATTCTGTATCTGGACAACGAACAAGACGCTCACTTAAATAATCCATCTTACGCATCATCTGGTCATGATTATAGTCAGGTACATTCTCAATTATTCTAAGCATCGCAACAATAAAGCCTCTTTGCTTATAATATTTAAATATAGTACTAAACTCATTAATCATCTCAATGATAGCGTTTGCTTCAGCCACACTTCTAAGCATCACAAATGTACCAGCTTTGAAAGCAGATGCAATACCTTTAGTATTACCTGCTAGTAATGTCATAACCGAATTATGACTCCATCCACTTCTTTTCTTAAAACCAGCATACACAGCGTATTCTTTAAAGCCTAGCTTACAATAATAATTCATATAATCATCGTATGTCCAGCTCTTGGATACATTAATCCAATGTAAGTGCTCAGCTTTGAGTCTATCTTTCTCGTCAACCACATAATACACCCAATCATTCTTAAGTTTGATACTAACAAACCTAAACTGACCATTCCAGATAGGATATTTGCCATCAGGATGTTCCTTATCAGCATATTTCTTATCTAGTGGTTTAACTACTATTGGTATGAGGTCAGTTACATTACCAACTACTTCCATTGATTTAAGAAGATTAGCAGTATGAGAGTGATATTTACTCTGGTCTCTGTTCTCTTCCATTAAATGAAACATTTCGTAGTCTTTGCTTCTTTTGATACTTGCCATTCTAACTCCTTATCTGAGTCCAAAAAACTCTAGTATTCTATAAATTCTTGATTCTCTACAATAATTCTTCCAAGCAGATAATACAGCATCTGCCTTAATAATATTCTCACCCACTGGGCGAAAGTTTGAAATTCTTCTATTGTCCATGATAATACTCCCTATTGGTTTAAGTTAAATAAAGAGTGTGTGACAGGCTTTGAGAATACCTGCAAGTAGGGATAGTTTGACTGGTCTTTCGACCTATCGATGTTATATTAAATACCTGTCGGTACAACACTCATAAATAGATAGCTAACTACTTACATTGTGTTAGGCACTACACCATTAATATATCAGGGCTAGAGACTATAAACTCTTTTACCATGATAACACCGCAACAAGAGATTCTCATCTTTGTTATATTCACCCACTACAACTGTTTGATGGTTACATCATTATCGACCTCATTAGAGAGAAGACAAATCACAACAACAACAGTTTACCTGCATACCCTTGTTGAGTAGAAGTCCACAGGTTTCACAAGATAACATCATAACTAGCTATGCATCACTAGTCAATCAGTTCACTCTTTAAATTAAATGGATAGGGCAGACAACAGGTGTCATCTGCCCGCAATTAGATACTACCTCTCTAATAATTTGATAAGAGGTTCAAGTACATGCCACGTGTCCCGTTTGATTAGATAGAACTCATTAACCATTTCACGGTCTCTAAGCTCTACTAAGTCTTTGCCATCATTCTTATCCATCAACTCATTATGCCACTCCCTAGTAGTCTTATGAAACAGACTCCAAACAGGTGCAGGATTATGAGCTAAGTCATCTATTGTAATGTTCTTACTAGTGTATTTCAACATAAGATGCCTCCTTTTCATGTTTTAACCCAAGTTATGTAAGAATAAGTAGTTTATATAGCGTTATGCCTGTCTTTATCTAATCTCTGGGTAAGAGTACGATAATAACGACAAATCCTTACTATTGTTGTATTATTACACTGGATAAGGTAAATAAGTACAGTAACAGTGCTAAGTGGGAAACTAATCCCACTCAACACAAACGTATCACACTAATGCAAGAGGATGCTCCAATCGGTTGGGTTTCCCTCTGCTGTTAGAGGATGCATTAATTACTTTCTAGCCTTCTTAAGTGCTTTGAGTTGTTGCTTTAGCTCTTCCAACTCTACTTGAACACTAGCGTTGCTAGACATAGCAGCGTATAAGCTTGTTACTTCGGAGGCTGAGCCTTCCTTAGATAGCTTACTAATCATAAGTGCTTCAAGAGTCTCTAAGAACTCTGGTGACACACTCTTAACATTTGACATATTGATGTTGTCAGGATACTGCCTACCTGATTGTATTCGAAAGCTCATATCTTCTCCTTCGTTTAAGTTAACAATTAAAACTTTCAACAGGGATAAATAAATAGAAATTAACGTAAAAGTCAGATAGGAAAAACCCTTTTAAAGGGGTACTATAAGAGAATAAGAGCGCAGTTCAAAATGCTACAATTTTTCTTGTAAATCACCTGGGTATAGCTTTAAGTTTGGTATATGAGCGACGGATATATAACATCTAAGCAATTATCTGGAAATGAGGCATCAACTGGCGTAGCCCGAACAGAGGCTAAATCTGCCAAAGAAAAAAGGGATACTGTCTTAAAATTAGCCAAGCAAATGGCAGCTGAAATTGTAAAAGAAGAGAAAGAAAGAAAAGAAAGTAATATAAAGAAAAGAAAGAAAGAGAAGAAAACAGTTGCAGCTAAGAAATAAAAAGACTATTCATAATGCCTACCTCCATCGATTGGTTAGTTAACCTATCAAAAGAAGAGCAAGAGAAAATGCTTGAATCTTTGGCTAATACCGAAGAACTCTGCCCTATTGAAGTTGATGGCATAGTATATCATATACCAACGCCTGTTGCTGGGTTAATAGATTCTTTGTGGTTACAAATACAGGATAAAACCATCCCGAAAGATGCAATCGAGAAAAATTAAAGGAGTTGAGCATTTTGTCTATGATGATATTGATGAATGGAAAAAGGCAACAGACTCAGAAGAAGATTTAGTTTATAAATGGCGAGAAGGCAATCAAGATGATTGGGTCTTATCAGACGATGGAAAGGTTGTCCAATTATTAAAAGTTTCAAGAAATATCAAACATCCCTCAGATAGTAAAAATTATAAATATGCAACGGGGTGGGTTAGAACTGTTGTGGGAACTTTTCTCATGCACAAAAATACCAAAATGGACACAGACTTCAGCTCTCATCCTAATAGGTATACATTCAGCAAGAATATTAAAAATACTAACTCTCGTGTAAAAGAACGTGAGAAAGTTACTAAAAAGGAGAAGATTTTTGCTACCAATGTTGCCGTTGGGATGGGGGCTGTTAAATCATACATGGATGCTTATGGAGAGCTTAGTCACGATAAAGCCAAGAATAAAGCAGCCGTATTACTAAAACAGGATAGAGTTATGAAAGAAGTTGAAAAAAGTGTAATGGATGTAGCAAAAGAGATGGGCGTAGACCATGAATACATCTTTAGAAGTTTAAAATTATTAGCTGAAACATCTGCTGATGAGAATATTGCTTTGCAATCATTAAAAGAAATGGGTAAGGCAATAGGTACTCTAGGTGGTGGAGTTAGAAAAGTAGAAAGTGGCGTTGTAGGGCTATTTAGTGGCTTTACTCCTGAACAGATTGAGAATGTAGAAAGAAAGATGATAGGTTCAGGAAAGGATTCTAAATAATGGTATGTCCTAGATGTTCTAGCCTATATGTTAAAAAAGATGGCGTAAAAAAGTATAAAAAGGGTAATGCACAACAATATCGATGCAAGTCTTGTAAAAGGTACTTTTCTGTACCACTTGAATCTGAGATTAAAGAATATAAAGAAGTTAGCCCTGGCAGTGTATTTCGCTACGAATCAGATAAAGTAGTTAGGGTTCATGGGTTAACTGATGTTCATGTTGGTGCAAATGAATTTGATTTAGAAAAATTTCAACAAGCAGTAAAAGCTATTTATGAAGATGATAATGCTGTTTGGTTTGGTAATGGTGACTTATTAGAACTAATACCACCTAATTACAAGATTAGTCAGAGAGGGCAGGAGATTCCACCTGATGAACAATATCTAACATTTATAGATTTAGTAAGAACCATAAAAGATAAATGCTTGTTTATTAGAGGTGGTAATCACGATTTCTTAAGAAGTTTTAATATTTTAGACTTAGACATTTGTAAAATAATCGCAAATGAAATGAACGTACCTTACTTTAGGATGCCAGGATATTCTCAGATAGTCGTAAGAGGAAAGGCTTGGAATCTTGTAAGTGCTCATGGCAAGAGTGGTGCTAAAAATGGTGATTTAGAATTAGATAAGTTAGCAGCTGTCTATTCTCAAGGAGATGTATTCTTCTTAGGTCACAATCATCAACTCTATGCTAAACCAATAGATTCTCTACGCATTGAAGGAGGCGAGGAGAGTTTACATAGGAGATGGTATGTTCGAGGAGGTTCTTTCTTAAGGTACGCTGAGTACGCTAGGTATTCAATGTATCCAATAGTTAGAACTGGATGGATTACTATGGAATTTAGTGAAGATGGGATAAAGTGTTGGGAAAACTAGACCCAGGAACAAAGCTTCCTTTAGACGTTGCAATTAGAGATTTAAAACAATATTCTCGTGAGTTGCCTAGCAACCTTTATGTTCTATCATCTCGTCATGTTCGATATATTGAAAGAATGATTTCAATTATCAAAGGAATGGATGTTCCAGAGAAGATGACAAATGAATAGAATAGTTGAGGATTATACCCCTAGAAAGGGTGTTAAGAAAACAAGACAAGGGCAGGGGAGAGGCTCTAAGTTCGGTATGAAGAATAGCAAGAAATATTATGTAAAAAAGAAAAGAGGACAAGGATGAGTAATATAAAAATGCCTGGAAGAAAGAGCTTAACTAAGTCTGATATAGTAAGAGCTATACAAGGCTTAATTCAGCACACTTCTTTGTTATCTCAAAGGTTAGATGACGTAGATAGGATACTAGGTGATTATATTTTATTTAATAAAAATATGGATAAATTTGAGGAATATCTAGATGGCAAATATAAACAGCCAGAAGATGAGCCAAGCGGAAAACGCACTAAGACTAGCAAAAAGTGACTTAATTGCATTTGGGAAATTATTCTTACCAGATGATTTCCTGCGAAGTGAAACGCCGCACTTTCATTATGAAATGGCTGATGCAATTGATGACCATGATGCAAAGCAACTTGCTATTATTCTGCCTAGAGGTCATGGGAAAACTGTTTTAACTAAAGCATCTATTATAAAAGATTTTGTATTTTGTCCTCAAGACGATATGCACTTTTACGCATGGGTTGCTGCAACGCAGAAACTTTCTGTGGGCAATATGGATTATATTAAGTATCATTTAGAGTACAATGAGAGTATTAAATATTATTTTGGTTCTCTGAAAGGAAAGAAATGGACAGAAGAAGACATAGAGTTAGCCAATGGATGTAAACTCATTTCAAAATCAAATGTTGCAGGCATTAGAGGGGGTGCAAAGCTTCATAGAAGATACGACCTTATCATACTTGACGATTTTGAACACGAACAAAATACGATTACACAGGAAGCACGGGCTAAAAATGCTAATCTCGTTACCGCTGTTGTTTATCCTGCCCTTGAGCCTCATACTGGTCGTCTTCGTGTTAATGGCACTCCAGTTCACTATGATAGTTTTATTAATAATCTCATCATCAATTATGAACGTTTCAAAAAGGGTAAAAAATCTAAAGATGAGTTCTCTTGGAGAGTAATTACCTATAAAGCAATACAAAAAGACGGTACACCACTATGGGCATCATGGTTTCCTATTACAAAGCTAGACGAAAAAAAGAAATTCTACCAAGACTCTGGCACACCCTCAAAGTTCTATCAAGAATATATGATGGAAGTTCAATCAGCCGAAGATTCGGTATGGTTGCGTTCTCATATCAAAGACTGGGAAGGGTATTATAAAAATGAAGAGGGAGTCAATTACATTGTCATTGGTGGCGAGGCTACTCCAGTTAACACGTTCATTGGCTGCGACCCAGCGACAGATATTGATACTAAAGAAAGTGATTTTTCTGTTATTATGGTTATTGCTATCGATATTGATAACAATCTTTATGTATTGGAATACGAACGGCATAGAAGTATACCCACTATTGGAGCAAAAAGACCAGATGGAACTCTCAGAGGAAAGAAGGGAGTTGTTGATTTTATTATAGATTTATACAAAAAATACCAATGTGCATCAGCTACTGTTGAAGATGTGGCTATGAATCGTTCTATCTTTCAAGCATTAAATGATGAGAGAAGACGTATAAATAGGTTCGATATATCTGTTATACCTCAAAAACCTGGTGGAACGCAGAAAAGAAATAGAATATATAGCGGTTTAAGTGGTAGATTCAGTATGGGAACTGTGCATTTAAGGGAGAATATGTTTGATTTAATCAACGAAATCGTTACTTTCGGTCCGAGAATGGCTCATGATGACACGATTGAATCACTTTATTACGCAAATCTGCACGCATTTCCACCAAATTATGCTCAGAATAAAGAAAAAGAGTGGTATAAGCCTAAACGTAAGGCAAAGGCTTGGATAGTCGCATGATTGTCGCAATAAAGAACTGTTATCTTAAGATAAAGTTTCGTGTTCTTTTATGGTTTGCACGTGAAGGAGATAAATAACTCATGATTAGTATAAAACAAGTTGAGTCACTTGTAAAACAGACTTGCTCATCTTTAGGTAGTAAATATGCTTCTGATGATGCGGTTAGGTTAGTAGTGGCTACTGGAATTGTTGAAAGTAGATATGAGTATTTAAGGCAAATGGGAGACGGTCCCGCGAGGTCGTTCTGGCAGGTCGAAGCCGCGACCGCTGTAGATAACCTAGCTCACTATCTTAAGCATCGCCCGAAATTAATGCAAAAGTGTGCAGAGGCTAGTTATGTTGATTTAAAGCATTGGCAAAATTTTGATGAGAAATTATGGGAAGAGATATTAGAAAAGAATATAGCTGCATCTATTATTCATTGTAGGTTAAAATATTGGAGAGTACCAAAGCGTATGCCTAACTCGATTGAAGGAATGGCAAATTACTGGAAAAAATATTATAACACAGAGCAAGGGAAAGGGAATCCTGAGCATTTTGTTGATGCTTGTAGGAAATATTTAACATAATGGCAAGAAAAAGTAATAAAGTAAAAGCTCAAGAAAACCACCAATTATGGAAAAGAGCAAATACTGCTCAAAGAGATAAATGGCAACATGTTGCACAGCAAGGGTATGATTTTTATTTAAACGAACAATTATCAACTGAGGAAAAGGATGCCTTAAGAGATTCAGGTATGCCTGATTTTATTGTAAATAGAATAACTCCAGTTATTGAGATAATGAAGTATTTTGTTACTGCTAATAACCCTAAATGGAAAGCAGTCGGAGCTGAGGGTAGTGATTCAGATATTGCTCAAGTTCATTCAGATGTAGCTGAGTATTGTTGGTATCATTCTAATGGAAAATCTTTATATAGCAATGTTATACTAGACTCTCTCACTAAGGGAGTTGGTTACTTTATGATGGATGTTGACCAAAATGCTGATATGGGCAAAGGTGAGGTAGTGTTTAGAAGAGTAGAGCCTTTTGATGTATTTGTAGACCCAATGAGTAGAGATTTCTTATTTAGAGATGCATCATTTATGATTATTAGGAAGAATATGTCTAAAACACAATTAAAGCTTCTTCTTCCAGATTATAAAGCAAAAATTGAAAAAGCAGCTGGTCAACACGATATGATGTCCTTCTCAAGAACTGATTTCGGAGATAGAGATAGCGTTATAGCAGAAGATGTTGAGTCTACATACAAGGAAGATGGCTCAGATGATGAAGTTCTTCCTTTCTATGAGTGCTATAAAAAAATAAAAGTTCCTTTCTACAATGTTCTTATGAAAGTTCCTCCTTCAAAAGAGGAAATGGAACAAATCAAGCAGGATGTACAAGTACAACTTCAAGAATTTCAAGCTGAAATAGCAGTTCAAGTTCAAGAAAAGAGTACTGAATTAGATGAAGCTGTTCAAACTGGTGAAATAATTCAAGAAAGAGCACAGTTAGAAAAAGATAAGTTTCAAAAGGAAGCTCAAGAGTCTATACAACAAATGGAAATGCAATTGACTTCACAAATGCAAGAAGCAGCCTCTCGAACTGAAACTAGCATTGTTAGTGAGGAAGAGTATAAAATTTTAATGGAAAACGATGCTGTTGCAAGTCAAGTTCTAGAAGCTAATAGATTTTTTCAATCTAGAATACAATTAACTTGTAGTGTAGGTGAAGAAATGTTTCTTTATGAGTATATATTGCCTATTCCTGATTATCCATTAGTGCCATTCCCATATATGTATACTGGAACACCATATCCAATGTCAGCAGTTGTTCCTCTTATAGGAAAACAACAAGAAGTGAATAAAGCTCATCAGATTATGATTCACAATGCAAATCTTGCTTCTAATCTGAGATGGATGTATCAAGAGGGTTCAGTCCCTGAAGAAGAATGGGAAAAATACTCATCTGCTCCAGGTGCTTTATTAAAATATAGGCAAGGCTTTGAGCCTCCAACACCTGTACAGCCAGCAGCTATTAACAATGCTTTTTATACAATCACCCAAGAAGGTAAAGGGGATATGGAGTATATTAGTGGTATTCATTCGTCTATGATGGGGAATACTAAAGAACAACCTGAAACGTATAGAGGTTTATTAGCTAATGATGAGTACGGTACAAGGAGAATTAAGGCTTGGATGACAAATATTGTAGAGCCTTGTTTAGAGCATTTAGGTCGAGTATTTAAGGAAGTTGCACAAAAGACTTATACTGCTAATAAAGTATTTAGACTAGTACAACCAGAAGCTGGTCAATCCATAGAACAGGCTCAAGAGAAAGATGTCGAAATAAACATACCTATTTATAACGACTATGGGGAAGCCGTAGGTAGATGGATGGATTATGAAACTTCAAAGTTTGATGTTAGGGTTATAGCGGGAGCTTCTATGCCACTTAATAGGTGGGCTTTATTAGAAGAATATTTTAGATGGTTCCAGGCAGGTTTAATAGATGACATCGCTATGTTAGCCGAAACTGATATTAGAGGTAAAAAACAAGTAGCTAAGAGAAAGTCATTATATTCACAATTATCATCACAAGTCTCGCAAATGGAAGAAGCCTTAAAAGATAAAGAGGGAACAATCGAAACATTAGAACGTCAATTAGTACAAGCTGGTATTAAGGATAAGATTAAATCTGGAGAAATGGAAGTCAGAAAAGGCGTTGTAGAGTCGGAAGGACAGCAAAAGCTATTTAGAGGTATGATGAAAGCTGAAATGGATGGCTTTAGGAAAGATATGCGCAGAGAGATAGATAAGGCAAAAGATAGCCAAAAAAAAGAAAATAAAACAGAATAATGTTATTGTATATAACAGGTAAAATATTTTAAATTAAGTAAAGGAGTAATTTTATGGCAGATGCACAAACAGGTAACACTCAAAAAGAGTCCCCTGACGTAGACATCATGAATTTAGATGATACATCAGTAGACACCAGTGATGATTCTTCAGCATTTTTTGATGCTTTAGACTATCAAACAAATGGTGCTATATACGATGAAAACCCAGAGCAGACAACCTCCGCAAGTGCGAGTGATAACAAACAAGCACAGAGCCCTGCAGAAGGAGCTGAAGAAAACGCCTCTGATAACAAAGCAGACGTTTTACAGCAAAGGTACTCGGCATCTAGTAGGGAGGCGAAGCGTCTTAATGGTCGCCTTACCGAATTGGAGCCGTATCTACCTATTCTAGACGCAATGAAAGAAGACCCTAATTTAATTTCTCATGTGAGAAGTTATTTTGAGGGTGGTGGTAACACCCCTAATAGTATGAAAGAGCAGTTACAGTTAGACGAAGATTTTGTCTTTGATGGTAACGAAGCGTTTGAGAATGCAAGTTCCGATTCTGCTAAAGTTCTTAATGCAACAATAGATGGGCTGGTGCAAAGAAGGTTGTCTGATTATGCATCTAAACAATCTGCTGAAAATCAGAGATTAAGTAAAGAAAGTACGTTTAGAGAAAAACACGAAATGACCCCAGAAGAATGGGAAGATTTAGTGGGATTCGCTAAAGAGAAAAAACTAGACTTAGAAGACATTTATTATCTAAAGAACCGAGAAAATCGAGAACAAAACATCCATCGAAACGCACAAGAGGAAGTGGCAAAACAAGTACGTAGTACTCAATCACGACCTCAATCGTTAGCATCTGCAGGAGGAGCACCTCCTGAAGAAGAATCTCCAGACGATAAAGTGTTTGACCAGCTATTAGGCGGTGAATCAATTAACCGTCTACTTGGCTAATTAGGTCGAACTAGCCGCCATAGTAGACACACATAGGAGATAGAACTATGGCACAATCAGACGCAGCCTATCCTGCAAACCATCCATTATATGTAAAACATTCTAGTGGATTAGATGAGGGATATGGCGTATTTCAAGGCTCATCGCTTTCAACAGGCGACCTTCGGAGGAAGTATAATTTCGCTGAGAGATTTAGTGAACTGGCAATAGACCAGACACCATTTTTCCGCTTGGTATCCAAAGTTGCGAAAAAGCCAACTGATGACCCTTCGTTCAAGTTTACCGAAAAAAGACAGTCATGGATGAAACGTTATTCATATGTTGTTGGACAGAGAGATAATGCTGGCAACGACCAATTTGATAATGGAAGATTCTTAGCTGTTAAAGGCTCATCCCCTTACTCCATCGCATTAGGCGATACAGTTAAGGTTTGGATGGCTACTGATTATGAATCAGCAGGTAACCTTCAGAACATATCAGGTCAATCTAATGGTGCTATTGCTATCGGTGCTGCTGGAACAGCCCCTGAGTTTTTGTTACCAAATCAAATAATTCAGATAAACCTATCCTCTACCAATGCAGGTGGAACAGATATCAACGACTACGTATTAGCAAAGATTGTTAGCGTGGGAGACCAAAAAGATATTTCTCAAACTGCAAACACTGTTGGTTCGCAAGTCCTAGCAGATTGCGTAGAGGCTAAACTCGTAGAAGCTAAAGTAGTTAGAGCTGCTAGCGGAGGATTTTGTTCCTTTGCCAGTAACGCACCTCAACTACAAGCTTATGACAAAGAAATCTCTAGCGATTTAGAAGCTAAGAGAAGCTATGTTGTAGGTAATTCTTACGAGGAAGGTTCATCTTTGATGGGTAAAACTTGGAAAGATAATCCTTACAGTACTGGTTATGGACAAACTCAGATTTTTAGGTCTGAATTTGGTATGACTAATACTGCTCGTGCAACTGTCCTTAAATACGAACCCAATGAATGGGCACGTGTTTGGAGAGATAAGCTCATTGAACATAAATGGGAAATCGAGCAATCAGGGTTATTCGGCTCACAGTATACCGATGCAAGTGGTGTATCTCATACTCAAGGTGCAGTAGATTATATTGCTAATTATGGTAACTTATTTTCATGGTCTTCAACTAAAACTGTTGATAGTTTTCTTGATGACATGAGCAAATATGTTGACCCTCGTTACAATCAATCTAAAGCAACTGTATATTTTTGCGACACTGAAGTGTACAACTGGTTACATAAACTAGGTGGATATTTCAAAAATAACATCGAAGTCGGTGGTCAATTTAGAGCTGACTTAGCTGTTACTGGTCGTAAGAAAGTTATGGGACTTGATATGACATCCATCAGCACACCAATAGGTGATATGAGTGTAGTTCGGAATATTGCTCTTGATAGAAGCGCAGTTAAGATTCTTGGTATTAACATGAGTAATGTTAAGTACAGACCTCTAGTAGGAAATGGCATCAACCGTGATACATCGGTTTATGTAGGAGTGCAATCACTAGAGAATACTGGTACTGACAAACGTGTTGATATGATTCTTACAGAAGCTGGTTTTGAGTGGCAAATGCCCGAATCACACGCAGTCTGGAAGTAATTCTAGAAATATACGGTGAAGGGGTGTGAGATTTTCGCCTCCTTTCTACTTACATCCCTGACCCGTATTTAAGGAAAAGAAATGAAAATTTGGGAAAAAGTAAATAATATAACAGGAAATAGCTCAAAAGCTAGATTCCTTGTAGAATATATAAACGCAGGTGCTAAATTTATTCTAGCGGCTCTGCCTGAGAAATTCTTATGGACTGTTGCATCAGAAACTGAAATAACAGGTTTTGATAGTGATGGAAATAGTAAAATAGGACAAGGTTCAAGTATTGCATATGATAAGATATTAGCGGTTTATCGTATGGATAGTGGTAAAAAGAGAGTGGCTGCAGAGGCTCCTGATAAAAACATACACATATTTGATGAAGCAGGTAGTTTATTAAGAGCTACTGAGATGTTTCCTAAATTTTACAAATTAGGAGGAAAGATTTATATTAAACCTGACCCTGACTATAATGAACATAAGGGAGAAGGAAATTCGTACCAACACGCATATACGGATTTAGATGGCAATTCTGTTACAGTGGATTCAGAACAAGGGGATAAAGGAGTTATTGTATATTCAGCTCCTCCAGTAATTGATGAGAATACTGATAGTTGGATATTAACAGAGTATGAGAACGTAGCAATATTCTATGCAGGTTCTTTAGACTTTTTAAGATTAAGTAGTGTTTATAGAGATTTATGTAAAGCTGAAGTAGATGCAGTCGTAGGTGCTTCTGGTTTATTATCTTCATATAGAACTGCAATACCTTCATACGACCCAACAAAAGCTACTGATGATTCAACAAATGTTAATATACCATCAAAAACATTAAGTCTTGTAGTTGGAGAAACCTTACCTACTTTTAGTTTTAGTGGAAGTCTTCCTTCAGATTTTACTTCAGCACAATCTCTTCCTAGCGCGATTAATGTATCTTCTTCCTTACCTACATTTGCATTTAATAGAACTCTTCCAAGTAGCATTGCGATGTCTACGTCATTACCATCAGGAATAACGCCTACTAAATCATTGCCAACAAGTATAAGCACGGCAGCTTCTCTACCTTCAGATATAAGTATAACGCAGAGTTTACCATCATCTTTCAGCGTAGCAGTCTCTTTACCAGGGGCTATAAATGTAACATCTAATCTTCCAGGGGACTTTTCTCCAGGAGGTGTTCTTCCAAGCGACTTTAATGTTTCTCAGAGTTTGCCAAGTATATCTGAAATAAGTCACGTATTTGATTCTACAAAATTAGATGATGCGTTGACAAAAGCTGAACAATTGATTGATGGAAGTGTTACTTCAAATAATGCTCAAGAGTGGATAGATGATGAAGATGTAGAGATGACAGGAGCAATAATCAATACTGCTAGTGTAGAAATAAATAGAGCTAATACTTCTATATCTAAAGAAAAGGTTAAATTAGAAGATTTTTCATCTAAAGTTGGTCAGAATATGAACAAATATCAAAATGATATTGGCAAATATAACGCTGAGGTTCAAAAAGAACGTAACCGTATGCAATCTCAGATGGAAAAGTATCAACAAGCAGTTCAACGTGAACAATCGAGAATGGGTTCTCAATTAGATAAATATGAAAAAGAATTATCGAAAGAGGCTCAGAGAGTACAATCAGAGACTGAAAAGTTTACATCAGCAATTAATAAAGAAAGCAATAGAGTTAAGTCAGATGTTGAATTATATAATACTGAAGTGCAAAAAGAAGTATCAAGAGTTCGTTCAGGTGTAGAGAGATACCAACAACAAATAGAAAAAGATTTTAAAGTCTTTGAAACGCAAATAGAGAATTATAATGCAGAGATACAAGGTCAGGCTGCTATAAAAGGTATTGATATAACTAAATACGAAAAAGAATTAGGTAAAGAAGCTCAACGTATTCAAAGTGAGATTGCCAAATACAATGCAGAACTGCAGAAGTCAGTACAATCTTTTAATTCAGATATTCAGAAATATCAAGCAGAGCTTTCAAAGGAAAGTGCAAGGGTTCAAACTGAAGTATCAAAGTATCAATCTGAAGTTCAAAAAGAATCTCAAAGAGTTAATAGCGGTATTACTAAATACCAATCTGAGTTACAAAAAGATGTGCAAGAGTTTGGTACTTCACTTCAAAAATATCAAGCATCTTTACAAAAGGGGACTGCAGATTTAAATAAAGATATACAACAGTTTACTTTAGACATTAACAATTATTCCAGTTTAATTCAGGCTAAAAGCGGTAAATTTCAACTAGATATGGCAAAGGCAAAATCATATTTAGAAGAGTCTGGTACAAAGCTACAGGCATCGCAAATTTATGCTAGTAAAAGTCAACAATCCATTGGTTCTAGTAGGGATTATTACCAACGAGCAGTAAGTGAATTATCAGCTATCACAGGCTCAGTAACGGCTCCTCCTCAAAAACAACAAGGTCAAAGACAAGAGCAAGGAGCATCTACATAATGACTATATTAGAAATTATGGAAAGAGCAAATTCTAGAGATACTAAGCTAGTAACTGCTTTCATAAAAGATGCAATAATGAAGATTCAATCAACGTCTGAAGAGGGTTTAAAGGTTGATAAACAAAATATTGTAAAAAATACAAGAGATTACACATTACCCGCTGATTTAATTTCACTAAAGTCTGTAAGCGTTTTAGATACTGAGGATGACAATAAGTATAAATCTATAAAGAGATTAGTCCATGAACCTATGATGACAGAGGATACAAATCCATAATGAGTTTCGATACTGGTAAAAATTACGTATACACTCACAAAGGCAAAACTGTTAGATTGTTAAGATTTAGAAGAACACCTGCGAAAGATATAGACACAGAAGGAAGAGTTTCTACTTCGGGTTGGCATTCGTTAATATACCCAGATGAAAGTATAACTAATGGTTTAAGAATTGAATATACTGCAATAAAAGACCCATTTGTAGTAGAAGACCCTGAGGCTAACACATCATTAACATCAGTTGCTTCACCGACAGAAGGTTCTCATGTTAATTTAAATAGAATGTTGTCACTTGCAGTGGTTGATTATGTAAAAGCAGAGCTTTCTGAAAGAAATGGCGATTTGAAGGCTAAAGAGTATTTTATGAGAGAATTTTATAATAAATTGGCTGACAATGAAAGTAATAAAAATAAAGCATTTGTTGCGCAGGCGGTCAGTCCCTACGCAGTGAAATAGGAGTAAATTATGGCAAGAATAGATTATGCAGTAAGCATAACTCCAATACAAGATGGTACTCATTCTACTACATATAGCTCAGACCACGCTAATGCCAACACAACTAATGTCGATGATGATTATGTTGATAAAAATGTAGGCAGGTCTTTAGGTGGTGGAAAATCTGATACCGCATGGGCAGGGAGTGCTTTTGCAAGTAACCATTGGAATGCTGGTACTCATACCCATATTTCATCTAATGGTGCTACAGGAACTGATATAGTTGTAGACTCTGGTGCAGAGGGTCTTTGGATAAAACATACTGGTTTTAAATTTGACAGTGGATTGTCTAGCACGGCAGAAACAACTAGCAAAGTAATAGTGTATGCGATAGGTGGAAGTGTTGAGGTGTGTAGACTATCATCTGGTCAAGCAATATTTTTCCCAGCATCAAAAAATGGTACTTGGAAAATAAAAGATGATACTGGCGGCGAGGTTGTCGCAGTAGAATATGGAATATTTACATAAGGAGTTAAGATGGCTAAATCATTACAAGATTATTCGGTGAATGAAAGTGTTTCACCGTACATTAAAGTTGTAGCATCTACTACCAACGCTATGGATGAATGCCGAGCAGTTATGCTAAGTGGAGCAACTGCAAGTGCGATTACATTAACAGTTGATGGTACTGATGTTTCGGTATATATGTTAAGAGGACATATATATCCAATAGCTTGTACGAAATCTAGTTCAGCAAACGTATTACACCTTTATTAATGATAACTAACGAACAATATAAAGATGTTCAAATCATGCAAGGAGCAGGATTTAAAATGGTCGTTACTATGGATAGTACACATACAATGGGTGCAACAATGAAATACTCAGCTGTTATCGTGAAAGATAAAGCTAGGTCACAGTTTACTGGTCCAAGTAAGTCACAAGGTACTCATGGTACTTATGCTTCAAACGATGATTGGGTAAGCTCAGGTGTAACTTCAATACATTTTAACCTAGTGGCTGATAGAAGCGCAGGTACGGTAACATTGACACTACCTGAAGCTGCTACTAGACATTTTACTGATGATTTCGAGGGTTTATGGGATTTGATTGAATATGACCCTAGCGCAGGAAGTGGAGACCAATATACAAGACATATGCAAGGTGATATAGTTGTTTCTCCAAGTGCAACATCTAAAGAATTTGATACATTTACTGCGACGGTGGCATAATGGCAATAACCGCTAAAGTAACAAGTAATGCTTCGGCAAAATCAGTAGGAACGCAAAATGCGTCTAAAACCTCTGATTCTTTTAATATTAAAGCGAGTGCAATACCAATAAGTTTAACAACTTTTCCAAACATTAAGAATGTACAGGATGCAGTAGAAAAGGTAACGGCTATTGTTGCAGTTACAGATTCTGCTCCTGGCTCTCCAACAGAAGGAGATTTATGGTATGACTCAGATGATGATAAATTTTACGTTAGAGATGAAGACTCTTGGAATGAGTTAGTCTCTAGTGTTTCTGGAACTGTCGATGGCGGTTCCTATTAACAACCAAATAAGGAAGTAACTATGGCACGTAATAATGCAATACAAATTAGAAGAGGTTCAGATAGTTCTGCTCCTTCTAGTAGTATGTTGGCTGGTGAACCCCTATTTAGTACAGATAATGGTAAGTTCTACATAGCGACAGCTGCTTCGACTAAATCTTGGATAGGAGCACCTATTCTTGACCAAGATAATATGAGTAGTGATAGTGCAACTTCGTTGGCTACACAACAAAGTATTAAAAAATATGTTGATGATTCAGTTGCTGCTAAAGATGCATTATCCGAATTAGCCGATACTACAATATCTTCTGAGCAATCAGGGCAAATGATATTATGGGATGGTTCTAATTCATGGGATAACGTATCTATGAGTGGAGATGCTACGTTAAACAGTAGTGGTGTTCTTACAATTGCAAGTGACGCAGTTCATGGAACTATGCTTAACGATGATGTAGCTGGACATGGTGTAGAAATCAGTTCAAATGCATTGAGAGTTAAATTAAATGGTTCTTCTCTTGACAGAAGTGCAAGTGGTATGAAGATAGCTGATACTGGTGTTACTAATGCTATGTTAGCAGGTTCTATTGCAAATGGAAAACTCGTCAATTCAGATGTGACTATTAGCGATGGAAGTGCAACTGATGATGTATCTTTAGGTGAGACACTATCTATTCTTGGCACTGCCAATGAAGTAACCACTGCAGTCACAGGCAACACTGTAACGATTGGTCTTCCAGACGATGTAACAATCACTGGAGATTTAATTGTTCAAGGCGATACTGTAACTACAAATGTGGCTACTGTAACAGTCGAAGACCCTTTGGTTCAATATGCAAGTAACAACTCAGGGAATGCAGTAGATATTGGATTCTATGGTAAGTATGTTGCTAGTGGAACAAAGTATTGTGGTTTAAGCTGGGACCAGAATGGTTCAACAGGAGCTGAGTTTATTTTGTATCATGGCAACCAAGCAGCACCTACTACAACAGTTGACACTGGTGGAACTGGGTATACATTATCTGCATTAAGATTAGGTTCAATTCATTCAGCAACCGTTGATGGTGGCACATACTAGTAAGGAGAAAAACATATGGCTCGAAATAACAAAATTCTTCTTAGGAAAAAAGGAGACGCTGCTGGAGCACCTAGTCATGGTGATTTAGAATATGGAGAATTAGTAATTAATTACAATTCTGCTTCTAAGAAGTTATACTTTAAAGATAGTGGAAACTCTGTTAGAGAGTTTATTGATTCAGTTCAAGTACAAACCAAAGCTGACACTGCACAATCAAATGCGATAGCAGATGCTACTGCCTTAGCGATTGCGTTAGGATGATTTATGGCTAATACATTTAAACTAAAATCAGCAGCAAATCTAACAACGAGTTTAGCTACAAAATATACTGTTCCTAGTTCGACTACGGCAGTTGTCCTAAGTATATCATTTGCTAATACAACATCTTCAAGTAAGACTGTTGACCTTCAGATAATATCAGATACAAGCGATACTGAAACAAATGCAAATGCATATTTAGGAAAATCACTACCAGTCCCCGCAGGAGGTACATTAGAGATAATGCAAGGTAATAAGTTAGTATTACAAACAACAGATGCGATTAAAGCCAAAGCAAGTGCAGGCAGTTCTGTTGATATACTTATTTCCGTAATGGAGATTACCTAGTGGCTTATTTTGGAAATGAACCTGCAAAAGTCGCTGTAAAGGTTGGAAGTGGTGTAATAACTGCAACAGAACTTGCAGATGATAGTATCACAACTGCTGATATTATAGATGATGCAATTACTCCTAATCAATTAGATGAGGATGGAACTGGGTTTCAAGTTGGAACT